TCGAAGCGCCTCAAGATCATCCCGTTCAAGAGGCACTTCCCGGAGGAAGAGCAGGACACAGACCTTAAGAAGTTCTTCGCGAGGCCGGATAACCTGTCCGGCATCTTCAACTGGTGCTATGAGGGATACCGCAGGTTCAGGGAGGAGAAGCTTGCCGAGCCGCAGGCAGTGACCGACGCCATCAGGGACTACCAGGAGGAGTCTGACAGGATCGGGCAGTTCGTCGAGGCCTGGATGGAAGAGGGGGAGACCTACGAGGTCAGGACGAGCGCCGCATACACGCTGTATACCACGTGGTGCGAGGACAACAATTACCGGCCTGAGAGCCGGGCCAATTTCAAGACCTCCATGCAGAGGTTCTTCCCTGTCCAGAAGAAGCGCCCTGCCGACGGGAGCGGGTCCGCCACGCCAATGTTCATCGGGTGCCGCTTCCTGAAACAGGAGAGGGGGACCGACCCGGAAAGCGACGCGCAGCTCAAGGCGGCGTTGCTGGCTGAAAAGGGTGAATTCCCGTTTTTGGAATGATGGTGAGGATCTGTTTTGGCGGCAATTAGCGGCGACAGGGGCTGGTTCAGGCCGTTCAAAAGCGGTCATGAGGGCGCAGAAGCCGCAACAGACCGGCAACAGACCGGCAACATATCAGCAACAGACCTGCAACACATCGGCAAACGTAATAACGTCTATATTTGGCGCTTTTGAGATGATGATTAGACGGGCAGATTTGCCGTGAAATGCCGTGAAACGCAGTAAAATCAAGGGAGTTTGACAATTTCCACAGTTTCTCACAGTTTCCAACAGGTGGTTTTCCACACGCTTAATAATAATTGAAAAACCGTTAATTATTGCTGGTTGCGACAAGTGGCAAGCAAAAACCCTATTTTTCTATTTTTACTTTCTTTATAGATATTTAAGGTTTTTTATAGCAACAAATAGCAACAAAGAAAAAAATGGATGCGTATAGGGCATATATAGGGCATGTGGGAAGGATATACGGATGAGACATGTGCCAGATGTATGCGCCGCAGGTTTGCAGCTGTTTTTATAGGTTCAACTGTGAGCGGCAGACTATGGGAGACTGTGGGAGACACAGGAGCAGCAGACTGTGGGGAAAATGGCGCAGCAGGTGCAGGAGCAGTAGCCAGGGTGGGACAGCAGTGTGGTTGGGAAGCCCGTAGAGAAGGAGGAGAGATCAGATGCAGATGGTTAAAGTAGGACGCATCAATTCCGGAAAAGATTTTGAGGACTATCTTAACAGATGGCTTGATACACATCCGGGCTGGCGCATCGGGAGCATTTATCCACTGTCCACGAGAAGGGATATGATTCCCATGGCAGTCGTCGTGTTCGAGGAAGAAGTGGGCAGCGGAACGGAAATGGGCAGCGGAACGGAAGTGGCGCGTAGTACGGATGCAGAGAGCGATGAACGGCCTGAGGCTGAAAGCGAATAATACAGTGCGCCGCAGGATGAAGCAGATATGTGGAAAGCTTCAGAGGAGAGGAGGATCCTATGGGCAGGATCATTACATGTGAGCAGGTATCGGACGGGCATCCGGACAAGATCTGTGACCAGATCGCGGACGCCATCGTGACGGACTGTATGAAGCATGACAAAAGCAGCCGCGTGGCGATGGAAGTCCTCGTGAAGGACGAGCACATCACGATCGCCGGGGAGCTGACGAGCACGCACAAGCCGGACTACAGGTCACTCGTAGAGTCAGTGTTTGACAGGATTGGGCGTGAGAGGCTCGGGGGGATCTACAGCCGGGGAGCTGGATACGGTGGAAGCACGGGAGGCCATAATGGAGGCCGGGGAAGCCTGGATTACAGCATCAACGGCTCCGACATCGGGATCCTCGTCACCCGCCAGTCTCCTGACATCGCCCTCGGCGTGGACAAGGGCGGCGCGGGAGACCAGGGCATCATGTACGGCTACGCGACAAACGAGACGCCGGAGATGCTGCCGGTCCCCTTTGCGGTTGCTACGAAGTTCCTGCAGATGCTTAAGAGCTATCCGAGCGGGATGTTCCGTGCCGATGCGAAAGCACAGGTCAGCTTCGACTACGACAGCGGCAGGATCACGACATTTCTGTGCAGCGTCCAGCACTCTCCTGACGTGGAAGTGGAGGACTTCCGCCACATCATCGAGGTCATGATGGTGCTGGCGGCATCGGAGTACGGTTTAAACCATGACTTCGCAAAGCTGGTCAACCCGACGGGCAGGTTCGTCATCGGCGGCCCTTTTGCAGACTGCGGCGTGACGGGCCGCAAGCTCGCCTGCGACACCTACGGGGGCGTGGGACACATCGGAGGCGGGGCATTAAGCGGCAAGGATCCCTCCAAGGTCGACAGGTCCGGGGCTTACATGGCGAGAAAGATCGCGAAGGACATCGTGCGTGCCGGTTACGCCGACAGGTGCGAAGTCCAGCTCGCATACGCCATCGGAGTGGCGGAGCCCGTGGGAATCAGCGTGGACACATTCGGGATCGAGAGGATCGAGAGGACCGAGAGAGCCGCGGGAGGCGAGGGAACTGTGGGAACCGATGAGATTGAAGCCTGGGTGAGGAGATCTTACGACCTTACACCGAGGGGCATCATCGAGAAGATGGGACTTCTGGACGTGGACTACAACAGGGTAAGCGCCTACGGCCACTTCGGAAAGGCCGGGCTGCCGTGGGAGGTGTAAGACGATGCCTACGAAACCGAGAGTGCCCTGCCGCCATCAGGGATGCCCGGAACTGGTAGATGCCGGGACGAGATACTGTGAGAAACATAAGCAGTTGCACCCGGAAGAGAACCGCTCTGCATCTAAGCGGGGTTATGGGAGCCGCTGGCAGAAAGCCAGGAAGCGGTACCTTGAAGCCCATCCGCTGTGCGTGGAGTGCTATCGGCAGGGACAGTACGTGAAGGCGACCGACGTGGACCACATCGTGCCGCACCGCGGAGACCCGGAGCTTTTCTGGGACGAGGGCAACTGGCAGGCGCTCTGCCATTCCCACCACAGCATGAAGACGGGGGCGCAGGACATGCACCCCGTGTACAGGTACTGACGGCCCAGCTGCGTCCTGCATCCTGCGACCTGCATCCCGACGACGTGGCAGCGGTGAGAGCGGATCCGATTCGGTCAGAAGAAGCGGGACAGATGGAACGCGGCAGGAGAAGCAGGACGGGCGAAATGCAGCAGGAGAAGCGGGACAGAGTGAGAAACGGAGACGAAGATATGGACATCAGGAAGATAAAAAAGCGCGACGGAAGGGTCGTGGACTTTGACAGGTCGAAGATCGAGAATGCCGTCGCAAAAGCATTCAGGGCATCGGGAGAGGTCGATGCGGAACATGTGGAGGGCGTCTCCGAAGCCATCGTGATCCTGCTCCTCAGCGGGATGCAGGGAAGCGGCAACGGTACTGCAGGTCCCGATGCGGATACAACCACTGTGGACACTATGCCTGCAGGAGGAACTGATAGGGGAAGCCGGGAATCCATCCCCACTGTGGAAGAGATCCAGGACAGGGTCGAGGCGGCCCTGATGAAGTCGGGATACCCGGAGACGGCAAAGGCATACATCCTCTACCGCAGCCAGCATGGGAAGACCCGGCAGGCGAAGAAGACGCTCCTTGACTACAAAAAGCTGATCGAGGGGTACACAGGGGCGAACAAGGACTGGCGCGTGAAGGAGAACTCCACCGTCACTCTGAGCGTCGGCGGCCTGATCCTGTCGAACTCAGGGGCGGTCACGGCGAATTACTGGCTGTCCGAGGTCTATGACGAGGACATCGCCCAGGCGCACAGGCAGTGCTTCCTCCACCTGCACGACCTGTCGATGCTGACTCCGTACTGCGCGGGATGGAGCCTGAAACAGCTGATCCAGGAGGGGCTTGGCGGCGTGCCCGGGAAGATCTCGTCCGCCCCGGCAAAGCACCTGTCGACGCTCTGCAACCAGATGGTCAACTTCCTGGGGATCCTCCAGAACGAGTGGGCAGGGGCGCAGGCGTTCTCGTCCTTCGACACTTACCTCGCCCCGTTCGTCAGGGCGGACCACCTGACATACCAGGAGGTGAAGCAGTGCATCCAGTCCTTCATCTACGGCGTCAACACGCCTTCGAGATGGGGGTGCGTACCGCCGTCAACTGAAATCCTGACCGAGGAAGGCTGGAAGCATTACAACGACCTTAAGAAGGGGGAGAATATCTACACCTGGAAAAATGGCGCCCTTGAGCTGTGCCCCCTTAACGAGATCGTTGTAAAGGAACATAACGGAGTGCTGCATCAGTACAGGGCGCGCGGATACAGCCAGACGGTTACCCCGGACCACAGGGTGCTTTGCAAAAAGCATAACCTTGACCAGTACGTTATCCGCCGTTCGGAGGACATATTCGGCGTGAAGACGCCGTATTACCTTCCTGTCAGGTTCCATGGCAGCAGCATTACCGCCAGGGAAAAGGGCATCACGGAGGCAGAAGCTGCCTTCGCCGCAATTGTATATACCGACGGCAGTATCGACATGAGAGGCGGGAGCGTGCATAAAGTCTGCATTTACAAGTCCCCGAACAGGGAAGGCAATGAAGAAATCGAGGAGCTTTCCGGCATCCTTGGCTTTAAGTACACCAGGAAGGAACTCACTGGCGGCTTCGGAAGCCCTGTGAACAAGTACAGTTTCTACGGGGACAGCGCAAGGGCGATCGTCGAGCTTGTGGGTACAACGAAAAAGAGCATCCATCCGAAGTTTACGAGGATGAGCGCGGACTGCTCGGAGGTATTCCTTGCCGCCTGGTCAAGATACGATGGGAGGGATGAGAAATTCATGCTGCAGTACGACAACGACGATATCGCTGACGCGCTCCAGCATATCGCCCTCCGTGCCGGGTATACCTCTTTCAAGCACCATACCAGGAAAGCGAATTACGTAAAAATCCGCAAGACAGAAAACGTCCAGCCCTCAACGAGAACCGAAATCCCCTACAAGGGCATTGTATGGTGCCCGAACGACGACAACGGGACGGCAGTTTTCAGAAGCGCGGACGGGGAGGTTTTTATCTCCGGACAGTGCCAGGCCCCGTTTACCAATGTGACGCTGGATTGGACATGCCCGCCTGACATGAAAGACCTCCCCGCCATCGTGGGCGGAAAGGAGATGGATTTCACCTACGGCGACTGCAAGAAGGAAATGGACATGGTCAATAAGGCGTTCATCGAGATTATGCTCGAAGGGGACGCCAACGGGCGGGGCTTCCAGTACCCGATCCCTACCTACTCCATCACGAACGACTTCGACTGGAGCGATACGGAAAACAACAGGCTCCTGTTCGAGATGACGGCGAAGTACGGCACGCCGTATTACTCCAACTACGTCAGCTCCGACATGAAGCCGTCCGATGTGAGGGCCATGTGCCCGCTCCATGGGAAGGAGAAGGTCCTTGTCAGGGATGACTACGCACGTGAATTCCACATCAGCCCCATCGAATCGCTGTATAAGGCATGCGAGAGGAACGGAAGGCGGGAAAAGACTTATGAGGTCATCCTGAACGGGGAAACGAAAAGGGCGAGGATCCATCGGTACGATAACCAGAGGTTTTACAGGATCAGGACTGTGAACGGGCATGAAGTTGTCCTGTCCGCTTCCCACGCAAACCTTGTTTTGGGAAATGATATTAAGCGGACAGACGAGCTTACGGCGGGCGATTACCTTCCCTTCAACGTCGTTCCCTTTGACGGTTCCGGGCTTAGCTATGACGATGGCCTGATGGTTGGCGCGTTCATGGGTGATGGAAGCCTGCGGGAAGCTAACGGAATTACATTCTCCCTGAACCGTACATCGAAGGCGGGCCTGATGGCAGACATCATCAAGCTGGCTGAGGGGAGGTATGGCGGCAAAGTGGCAATCAATGACCTGAAAAACCACTGCGTCAACGTGACCGTGTACTCGCGGATGCTGAGGGGGCTGATCGAGGAATACGTCTCAGGCAAGGCCCTCAGCAAGGAACTGAACCCCAAGTGCATCGGGAAATCCCTGGCATTCCGGGAAGGGATCCTGGACGGATACAGGAGGACCGACGGCGGGACGAAGAACAGGATCTACTCGGCATCAAAGAAGGCTGTGGAATCCATGGCGGCCATGCTGATGTCGATGGGCATCCCTTCCAGGATTTCAATGGATGACAGGGACAGCACCACTACACTTTCTGACAATCCTGTATACTCCATCAGGCCATACAGCGTTGACAACGGGCAGAAGTCCTATGGCGACGTGTATGTGAAAGAAGACGGCTACATGTGGTTCCGGATCCAGAGCATTTCCGAAGTGGAAAATGGCTCCCATATCGGATACTGCTTTGAAGTGCTCGATGACAGCGAGCCTTACTTCACCCTTCCCTGCGGGCTGGTCACCCACAACTGCCGCCTCCGCCTCGACTTGCGCGAGCTGCGTAAAAAGGGCGGCGGCTTCTTCGGCTCCGGTGAAAGCACCGGCTCCGTCGGCGTGGTCACCCTGAACCTGCCGCGCCTGGCATACCTGTCAGGCTCCGAGGAAGACTTCTATGTGATGCTCGACCACTACATGGACCTTGCGGCGAGGTCGCTCAAGATCAAGCGCAGGACCATCACCGGCCTCATGGAAGGCGGCCTCTACCCGTACACGAAGCGGTACCTCGGCTCCTTCGAGAACCACTTCTCCACCATCGGCATCGTGGGCATGAACGAGGCAATCGAGAATGCCACCTGGCTGGACGGGGACATCACGGGGAAGGAAGGACACCAGTTCGCTCTGGACGTCCTGAACCATATGAGGAACCGCCTGTCCGACTATCAGGAGCAGTACGGGGACCTTTACAACCTTGAGGCGACGCCTGCCGAGTCCACGACGTACCGCTTCGCGAAGCATGACGTGGAGGAATTCCCGGACATCATCACGGCGGAGAAGAATGGAGGAGCACCGTTCTACACGAACAGCACCCACCTTCCGGTCGGTTTTACCGACGACATCTTTGACGCGCTGGAGCTGGAGGACGACATGCAGGTCCTCTACACCTCCGGCACCGTGTTCCACGGATTCCTCGGGCAGGAGCTGAGGGACTGGAAGGCCGCGCGCGACCTGGTGCGCAAGATCGCCGAGAACTTCCGCCTGCCGTATTACACGCTGACGCCGACATATTCGGTATGCGAGATCCACGGCTACATACCCGGGAAGCATTTCACCTGCCCGGAATGCGGCAGGGAAGCGGAAGTCTACTCCCGGATCACCGGATACTACCGGCCGCTCCGTAACTGGAACGACGGCAAGGCATCCGAGTTCAGGGAGCGCGTCACCTATGCGGAAGACAGGCTGGATGGGCCTGTCACGGGGACGGTGAAGGGCAAGGTAATGGCTAAGGTCAGGGTCAGGGGAGAAGTCAGCCTGGAAGACCTGACTGAGACCGAAACAGTGGCTGGGAATTCCACTGTGGACAGACACACCGCTACGGACAGACACGCCACTGTGGAAAACGGGGATGCCGGAATCCCGGCTGATAAGGACTACCCGGAGAACCAGAAGAAAGCCGTGCTCGTCGCAACCAGGACATGCCCGAACTGCAAGGCCGCAAAGAAGATGCTGGACAAAGCGGGGATAAGGTACCGCGTCATTTTTGCTGACACGGATCCCGGCATGATGTATGCGGACAGCCTTGGCATCATGCAGGCACCCGCCCTGGTCGTGGAAGTCCCGGCTTCATCTACGGATTGCGGTACGGTTTCCGGCGGAGGAACACAGGTGTACAAAAGCACAAAGGTGTACGAAGGAATCGGAATGATCGCGGGATATATCAAGGGGCAGTCCGGATGATGGAGGGAAGCAATGGATTTAGCAGACAGCTTAAAGCCGTGCCCGTTCTGCGGTGGCACTCCGCTGCTCCTTATGAGCAATCACGGGGCAGAGATCCAGTGCCCTGAATGTGGGGCGGTTACATTGTTCTCGAAAGAGAGGATCGAGTATAGCTCAGGCCTCGGAGAGACTGCGCAGGAGCATGAGAGGAAGACAATGCGTGCCTGGAACAGGAGGGCGTGGATGCGTGCTTCGGATGTACAGGCATGACGCAGACATATGGAAGCAGGGAGGAGGACACAAAGCCAGATGAATGCAAACAGAACAACGGTAAGCGCAAGCGGCGGCGTGGGCGTCCTGGGACTGCTCGGCGTCGCCTTTGTCGTCCTCAAGCTCTGCGGCGTGGTAAGCTGGGGATGGAACATCGTCCTCGCGCCCTTCTGGGTGCCGGCGCTGTTCGCCGTGGTCTTCCTTGTCACTCTCCTTGCCGTGTTCGCGGCGATGGAGTGGGACAGGAGGCGGCACAGGGAGATGCACAGGTGATCAAAGCAAGGACGCAGATCCGGAGGAGAAGGGACAGGAAAAGGCCTTCTGAACAATCAGAAGACCTCTGTCCTGAACAGGTTTTCATAGTCCTGCAGCTGGTGGTATGTGGCGTCAACGTAAGCCGTGGATCCAATGACGCGGTAGATGAACAGGTAATCGTGGGACATGAAGAGGATTTTCCTGTATCCCAGGGCCTTTAAATCCTCGTCCTCGCAATAGCGGAGGCTTTCCGCAACATTCAGCAGGGAGGCCTTTGTACGCTCGGCGTCATCAAGGATGCTTCCGGCAGCCTGGGCATTCCCTTTTTCGAGCAGGACGTACAGGACGTAGTCATCCAACTGCTCCTGGGCGCGCCTGGTGATAACAACTTTAGAGACCATATTTTTCCCTTATCTCCCTGATCGCATCATCAAAATCCATGAACTCCCCGTTGGCTGCCTGTTCCCTGGAGATTGCAAGATCCTGGAGGATCTGCTTTTTTGTCAGGGGAGCAAAAGGATTGCGGGCGTGGATGTAAAAACGATACGTGATATCGTGGATGGCTTTCAGGTCTTCTTCCGGGAGGGCTTCCAGCATTGAAACGGTCTGTTCAAGAGTGCTCATGTCCTGCACCTTCCTTTCTTCAGTGATGGTTTAACTATACCTGATTGGAGAGGGGGATTCAAGGAGAGAGTTGAAGAGTTTGTAGGCAGACAGTGGCATACAAGATGCAGGTCCGAAAGACACAAGATGCAGGTTCAGGGCGGTTCATTTCGCGCCGTAAACAGCCCCATTTCGCGCCGTAATTCCCCTCCATAATGCGCCGTAAATGCCCATGTCGCGACAAAAGTGCCTTTTTGGAAAACAGCGGAAAAGCAGTGTTTGAAGGAGATCAGAATCCAATTGTGCACAACCGGAACCTGCATGGCGTATGCGGGCATCCCTCCCGCACCCGCATGTGGTAGGCCCCCTCCGGCCAGCGTCATATCTTCCGGCCGAACAGACGTACAGACCGCCGCCCCCCTTCACGCATATTTCCGCAAATTAGAACCTGCGGATTTTCGGCGCGAAATGGGAGCTGTGGTTTTGACGCGATATGGGGAAAGCAGAAGGGCGCCGCTGTGGACGGCGGTGCCGCAGGCACCCTTGCGAAGGAAGGCAGAAACTGCGGGAAACCGCATAAAACTGCGCCCTCTGTGCCTGGATGGGATGGTTTCCAGGACGCGGAGGAATGGCTGGGAACAGGACAGGACCGAAGGAAAGGGCCGGAGCAGCGATGCATCCCGGCCTTTTTCAATGGGGCACGGTTTTTGAACTTATTTTCGTGTGCATTATGGGATTTGCAAACTTTCGGGACCGGCTTCTGTCGCGAAATGGAGTCAATAATGCGGATTTCAGGGAGAAAAACGATGAAAAAGCGTGACGGCCTGCGGGCGGCTGTGGAAGCTTCCGCACGGCGGCAGAGGGGAAGGGGAGGGAACGGGCCATGGCCGATGTGAGAATTGCAGGGGGAACAGACGCAAAAGCGGACAGACTGGCCGATGTAAGGAATGAGGACATGGCGAGGCTCCTCGGCATGATGAAGGCAACGGGCAGGAACAGCTACGAGTACCTTTCAAGACCGCTCGTGCGGGTCTGCCCGGTCTGCGGGGAGGTCTTCGAGACAAGCGGGCGCGGGAGGCCGAGGAAGTTCTGCTCGGCAAAGTGCCGCATGGACTACCACCACAGCCACCCGAAGCCGGAGAACTGGAAGTCGACGAGGGTCGCCGTCTGCCCCACATGCGGGAAGGAATTCCTCGCAAGCCGGGAATACTCATACACCCGGAAGTACTGCTCCCATGCCTGCGCCAACAAAGGGCGGGCGGTGAAAACAGAACCAGCCGGAGCGGAAGCGGAAGATTGGTGACATGCAGGCGTGGGAAAACCTGATGATGAAGGTCTGGAAGTGATGAATAGCATGACAGTGAAGGAATGATGGAGGATAAAGCATGGGCAACAGCAGGCTGGCAACAGTATCAGTCCCCTCCCCGAACCACTCGGGGGCGAGGGCATATAAGGTGACGCGGATCACGCCGCACTGCATGGTCGGGCAGCTGACCGCGAAGCAGTGCGGCAGTTTATTTGCCCGCAGTTCTTACCAGGCATCGTCCAACTATGGCATCGGGACGGACGGCGAGATCGGGCTGTATGTGGACGAGAAGAACCAGTCGTGGTGCAGTTCTTCCGCGGACAACGACAACAGGGCCATCACCATCGAGTGCGCAAGCGGGACGTCGGCCCCGTACACGATGAACAGCAGGGTGTGGGCATCCCTTGTGGCGCTCTGCACGGACATCTGCCGGAGGTACGGCAAGGACCGGCTGATCTGGTTCGGGGATAAAAAGACGGCGCTCGCCTACCAGCCGAAGGACGGCGAGATGGTGCTCACAGTCCACCGGTGGTTTGCAAATAAATCGTGTCCGGGAGACTGGCTCTATGGGCGCATGGGGAAGCTTGCGGACGCAGTGAACGCGGAGCTTGCGAAGAGTTCTGCCGGGTCCGCTGAGCCAGATGGTTCTGCTGCAGCAGGATCTGCCGGGGAGGATGCGGACAGGCCTGTGGAAGAACCGAACACTGCCGCAGCCGCGCTGATTGGCAACGAGGAAGCGGACCGGGAGAAGGCCATCTGGGAATTCCTGTCCGCGAAAGGGATGGGCCCTTATGCCGTTGCCGGCATCATGGGGAACCTCTATGCGGAGTCCGCCCTGCGTCCCAACAACCTGCAGAACGTCTTCGAAAAGCGCCTGGGGGTGACTGACAAGGGATACACAGCCGCTGTGGACAACGGCTCGTATATGAACTTCGTGAACGACGGGGCGGGATACGGCCTCGCCCAGTGGACGTTCCACACGAGGAAGAAGGCCCTGCTGGACTACGCGAAAGGCGGATACGCGGGCGGAAAGGCCGTGCCCATCGACGACATGCACATGCAGCTCTCCTTCCTGTGCCTGGAACTGCGGGGGAACTACAGCGGAGTCCTGGAGAAGCTGGAGAAAGCCACGAGCGTGCGGGAAGCGTCCGACGCGGTACTGACCGGCTATGAGAAGCCCGCCAACCAGGGGAAGGAAGTGAAGGAGCGCAGGGCTGCCTTCGGGCAGGCGTACTACGACAGGTACGCACATACCACGCCTGCCAGTTCCGCAGCATCCAGTGCCTCCAGTGCATCAGGATCCGATTCCGGAGCGGCGGAAGATGGAGCCAGTGCAGCAGGACAGACCAAAACTGTGTATGCCGTCCAGTTCGGTGCTTTTGCAAAGCAGAAGAACGCGGACAAGCGCGTGGAACAGCTGCGTATGGCGGGATTCAACGCATCGGCTGTGAAGGACGGCGGCCTGTGGAAGGTGCGCCTGGGAGCATTCGGGAACGCAGCGGAGGCACAGGCAGAAGCGTCCAGGGCGAGGAAGAAGAAGGTCAATGCCGTGATCGTGTGTACGGAGGTGAAAGCATGAGCACCCTGTATAAGGTGCAGGTCGGCGCGTACCTGTCTAAATCGAACGCGCAGAAGATGAAGGCTGCAGTGGAAGCGGCGGTCAGGAGCCGCAGGAAGTCCGGGAAGCTGAAGGAGGACATCTCCGTGGCATGCGTGAAGGACGGCCTCTTCTGGAAGGTGCAGTGCGGTGCGTTTGCAAACGGGGCCAACGCGAAGAAGCGCCTGGAGCAGGTCCGGGCGGCGGGATTCCCGAATGCGAAGATTATGAAGGCGGCTGTGGCTTCCGCAGTGCCGGCTTCATCTGCGGGAACCAACGCGTCCTCAGGAACCGGTTCGTCTGTGGAGCCTGGCTCCACCAGCACCGCTCCGGAGCCCGTGGGATTCCAGAAAGTCCTGGGCTGCATGGGGAAATACCTCGACTCAAAGACCGCGAGGAAGGATATCGTCGCCGATTTCAACGAATACGCGAAGGCTGTGGGCGGCATCCGCCTGCGGACGGATAAGGATTCCCTCTGCTCCGAGACGGTCATCTCCTGCTTCTGGCGGGCAGGTTACATCGACCTGATCGGGCGCGGGAGCACGGGCTGCTCAAGCCTGAAAAGCAACGCGAAGAAGCTCGGCACCTGGCACAGCGGGAGCACTGGAATCAAGGCCGGCGACATCGTGCTCTACGGATCCGGGACGCCCAACCACACGGAGCTTGCCATTGATGGGACTTACAACATTTCCGGCCAGTACCGGGACGGCGGGGTGCACCGGCGCGTGAGGGCAGGCAGGACGATCCACGGGTACATCCGCCCGAAGTATCCCGCAGAATCTTCCGGGACGCCGACAGTGCAGGAGGCTGTGGATAACCAGGAGACTGTGGATAACCAGAATCCTGCCGTACCGCACCGCATCAGGATCGCGGCGCTTGCCTTCTTTGATACTGGCAGTGAATCCAGCCAGTACGGGGACTGCACGGCGCTGATTGAGTACGGTGATGATGATAAGACTGTCGAGCATGCGGTGCTGATCGACACTGCGATGGACAAGTCGTCGGCGAATGTCATCAGGAAGCTGAAGGCGCTCGGCGTGAGAAAGCTTGATGCCATCATCATCAGCCACGCCCATGGAGACCATTACGGCGGCACCAGCGCGATGGTCAGGGAGTTCGGGGTGAAGGACATTTATGTCCCCGATCCTGCTGAGGTGGATAAATACCAGAAGACCTACGGGAACGCGCTCCGCAGCCAGTATAAAAAGGCGGCCGGGCATTACGTCAAGGCGGGGACGGAGTTCTCCATCGGAAACATGCATTTCAGGTGTGTGTACCAGTGCCCTGCCGCCTCTTTGAAGGAACACGACAGCCATCACTTCATCAACAACGAGTCAGTGGTGCTGCGCGTGACGCTCAACGGGTGGGTGTACCACTCCGCTGGCGATTTGCAGAACGAGGGGAATAACCTCCTCGTGAAGAGCTTGAAGGATCTTAAGGCGGACATCATGAAGTGCCAGTGGCATGGTGATGCGAATGCGTGCAACGAGACCATCTGCAGGGCCGTCAGGCCTCGTGTGGCCTTCAGCAATTACCACCATGCGGAGCGGTCCGGGCGCGGGACTACGAGGAAACGCCTCGAAGCCGTGGGAGCCGTGGTCGCAAGGAACCACGAAAACGGGGATGTTTACATCGACTGCCTGCCTGGGACGATGAAGCTGTCCTGTAGCAAAGGGAACCTGAGCAGGACGTTCAGGAAGTGAAGATCATCAGCAGAAGGGCGGATGTGAAGGAGGTGCGGCATGTGCAGAAGCAGGGGATCAATCATAAGGACGGGCGAAAGGACTTGGAAAATGAGTCCGGCAGCTGCCTTCGAAGCAGAATGCTGTGTCCTCACTGGCATTTCAATATTTGCGCTGATCATATTGGCCGCATGCGTAGCAGTACTGCTTTATATCCTCCTGAAATACGGGATTACTGCGGACTATGTTTCACTGGTTCCTGAATCCCCTGGGATATATGGGACAGATCCCGGTATTTCTCTCCGGGTACCGCCCTTGCAGGTGTTAAGCAATGCAGGGATCTGTTAGGCGGATGCCGGACGGGAGTGGAACACAGGATAGAAACCGGGCAGAGGAGGTTCAAATGGACAAGTATATCGTATCGCTGACGACGAAGGTGTCGGCAGCAAAACTCGGGAAAGCGCAGGGCAGGACGCTCCTTGCCATCGAGCCGGAGGATTACACGAAGGCGGAGGTGGCAGCGCTGAAGGCATCGGGATACACCGTGCTCGGATACCTTTCCTGCGGATCCGTGTCTGACGAGAGGGAGTATTACAAAGCCCTGAAGCCGTACTGCCTGAAAAAGCTTGATGACTGGCCCCATGAAAGGTACCTGGACCTCAGGAAGGCCGCCGCGAGAGACTGGTGCGTGGACAGGGCGAGGGCTGTCAAAGCCCAGGGATTCGACGGCTGGTGGATCGACAACCTCGATGTTTATGAGGAGTACCCTTCCTCCGCGATGTACAACGCGGTGAAGTCCGTCCTGGGCAGGATCAAAGCCCTCGGAGGCTATGTCATGGTGAACGGCGGGAGTTCCTTCCTCGGAAAGCTCATGGACAATGACGGAGGAAAGGCCCTGTACAAGGTCCAGCTCGGCGCCTTCAGCGTGGAAGGGAACGCAAAACGCAGGCAGAAGGAAGCTGAGGCAGGAGGGATCAATGCCGTGGTCCTCCAGGCTGCCGGCGTTTACCGGGTCCAGGCAGGAGCCTTCTCAGTGAGGGGAAATGCTGAAAAGATGCTGTCAAAAGCGAAGGCGGCGGGCTTTACTGGCGCGTTCATCGTGGAAGAAGGCGGCAGCGGTTCCTGCGGGTGCGTGGACGGCGTTACCCAGGAGGAAGTCTTCTCCCTCATCACCAGCTACAAAGGCACCGGGAAGTTCGGAAATCAGGAGAAGAAGCAGTCCGAATGGTATCAGTCCCACATGAAGAGGTGCGTGAGCCACGGCATGGGCGGGTTCCTCCTGGAATACACGAAGGACAACGTGCTGAAGCTCAGGATCAGGGCATTCTGCAATGCGCACGGCATGGCCTGCTGCATTTCGGAAAACGTGGACCTGTGAATGGCGGCAGCCTGTCTGGCAGGGGAGGAATGAAGATGGATGGCGGTAATGTCGGGGATGCCAGGAATGCCAGAAACGTGAGATGTGACGGCTGCGGGTGCGCATTTGAGCCGGAGCCTGAGGTGCTCAGGGAGGACGCCCTGGAATACACATACTTCGCCTGCCCTTACTGCGGCCGGAGGCATGTTGTTTCCGTGACGGATCCTGAACTGCGCAGGAGGATCCGGGCGCAGTCCCTGCTTGCCGAAAGGCACAGGAAGAAGCGCCTTCCTGAACGGACGCTCCGAAGGATGCAGTGGGAACGGGTGAAAAACCGCGCCCGGGCAATGGAACTGCGGGAAGCACACCCGCTGGATGATGGACAGCCAAAGGAGGAGATGGATGGCAGTAACTAAGATGGCAGCAACTAAGACGGCAGATCTGAAAGTCCTGCCCGTGTCGGTGCTTAAGCCTGCGGAATACAACCCGCGCAAGAAGCTGAAGCCCGGCGACAAAGAGTACGAGAAGATAAAAAAGAGCATCGAGGAGTTCGGTTTTGCGGACCCCCTCGTGGTCAACGCCGACATGACAATCGTGGGGGGCCACCAGAGATTGTCTGTGGCGGTCGAACTCGGCTACACAGAAGTCCCCTGCGCCGTGGTCGACGTGGACAAGACCCGCGAGAAGGCGCTGAACATCGCGCTCAACAAGATCACGGGCCAGTGGGACGAGGAACTGCTGGCAGACCTTTTGAAAGACCTGGAGGGGCTGGAGTTCGACACGGACCTCACGGGATTCGAGAAGGCGGAGATCGAGACGCTCTTTTCCAACATCTACGACAAGGACGTGAAGGAAGACGGCTTCGACGTGGAATCGGAGCTGAAGCAGCCGGCGTTTTCGAGGGAGGGCGACCTGTGGGTGATCGGGAAGCACCGCGTCATCTGCGGAGATGCCACCAGGCCGGAGACATATGGACGGCTCATGGACGGGCAGAAGGCAAACCTCGTGCTTACGGACCCTCCGTACAATGTAGACGTCGAAGAGACGGCAGGGAAGATCATGAACGACAACATGCCCGATTCTGATTTTTACAGCTTCCTCCTTGCCGCTTACCGCTGCATGCATGAGAACCTTGCGGATGACGGGAGCATCTATGTCTGGCACGCGGACACCGAGGGGCTGAACTTCCGGAAGGCGTTCAAAGAGGCCGGGTTCTACCTTTCGGGATGCTGCATATGGAAGAAGAACTCCCTCGTCCTGGGGAGGTCGCCCTACCAGTGGATCCATGAGCCCTGCCTTTTCGGCTGGAAGAAGGGCGGCAGGCACCAGTGGTATTCGGACAGGAAGCAGACGACCGTGTGGGAATACGACAAGCCCAGGTCATCCAAAGAGCATCCCACGATGAAGCCGGTGATGCTCATGGGCTACCCCATCAAAAACAGCACCATGACGAACGGGATCGTCCTCGACCCCTTCCTCGGCAGCGGCTCCACGCTCATCGCCTGCATGGAGACGGACCGCGTCTGCAGGGGCATCGAGCTTGATCCGAAGTTCGTGGACGTGATCGTCAAACGCGCCATAGAGAACAACGGGGGCAAATACGACGACGTCTATGTCATCCGCGATGGGCAGAAGCTGATGTTCGACGAGGTGGCGTCCTTCGAGCCGGAGGCGGGCTGATACTTCCGGGACAGCGTGGAAAGCATGGGACAGCGTGACAGACGCCGGTATGACCGGAATCCAGTGGACATGAATGCAAGGACGTGAAGTGTACAAGAGGAGATAAACACCATATGAAGAAGATCGCAAAGACAGCAAGGCAGTTTAAAAACCTGATCATCCTGGCCGCGGCAGTGCTCATCGTGCTGTTCGCGGCCTTCAACGTACACATCATCCCGACGGGGTACACCGGGGTCCGCACGAAATGCGGCCAGATTGATGAGAAGCCCGTCCAGAGCGGGCAGCTGATCATCACGGCGCCTTTCGTGGAGGACGTGAGCCGCGTGAACAACAAGCAGCAGGACTTCACCGTGAAGGGCCAGATCTGGGGCGAGACCGACGACAAGACCCCGGTCTACGCGGAAGGCGTGACGGTGACCTACCAGATCCTGCCGGAGCGTTCAGTGTGGATATTCGCCAACGTGGCGGACTACAGGAACCACCTGATCACGGAGCCGCTCGTCGGCTCGTCCGTCAAGTCCGCCATGGTGGAGCTTTCCCCGAAGGACGTGACCGACCGCTCGAAGATCGAGCCGCTCGTCCAGGAGAAGCTCGCCGCCTCACTTGACGGGAAGTATGGGGAAGAGACCGTGCGCGTCTGCAAGGTGACGATCCCCGACATGGACTTCGACGAAAAGTACAACGACGCGATCCAGGCAAAGTCCATCGCCGCCCAGGAGCAGGCAAAGGCGAAGATCGAGAACGAGACGAAGGTCGCCGACGCGGAGGCGAAGAAGCAGGTCAGGATCCTCGAAGCCGAGGGGAAGGCCGAGCAGACCCGCATCGCAGCGGAAGCGGAGTCAGAAGCGAACAGGCTCATCCGCGAGAGCCTGACGCCGGAGCTGATCGAGATGAAAAAGGCATCCGCATGGGACGGGAAGCTCCCCGCCATCACAGGAGGCGCCATTCCCCTCTTTGATGCGGGCGGCTTTCTCGGGGACACCGGGGATGTGTCTGGCAACGTGGGTACGGCGGAGGCCCGGGAGCCGGAGTGACGGAAACACGCGGCCTGGTAAAGAGCACCGGCTATGACCAGGCGCAGATCATAAAGGACATCATAAGGCTCCATGTGCCCGGAGGGAGGATTGATTGCGACCCGACCTTCAGCACGGGAGCCTTTTACGATGGCACCGGCATAGGGCGCCCCGCACTGTGTTTCGACATAAGGCCGCAGGCTGGGGGCGTCGCAAGGGCGGACGCGCGGCACCTCCCGCTTGCAGACCGGAGCATAGCGTGCATGATGCTCGACCCGCCGTTCCTCGCGGCGAAGGGCCCGTCGCTGGAAGCCTGCCAGCCCTTGCCGGAAGGACAGGGGATGGCTGAAGGCCATTGCCTGGAAGGAGGAGGCCGGACCGGCAGCAACCGGATCAACCGGCGCTTCGGCGTGTACCCGGATGAAAAGAGCCTGCACAGGATGTACAGGGACGCCATCCGGGAAGCATACCGGGTGCTGGACCCGGCGGCATCCTGATCTTCAAATGCCAGGACAAGGTGAGCAGCGGGAAGCAGTACTTCTCCCATGTGTTCGTGATGGAACAGGCAGTGGAGGCGGGATTCTACCCGAAGGACCTGTTCATCCTGCTTGCAAAGAACCGCCTGGTCGCGGACTGGCAGAGGAAGAACCAGGAGCACGCGAGGAAGTTCCATTCATATTTCTGGGTATTCCAGAAGTCGGACAGGTGCGTCGAGTATGTGTGAGGCGGGCAGGCCTGCGCGGCGAAGGAGAAATGTATAATGGCAGAAAAGAAAACACTGACCCTCGGCAGCCTGTTTGACGGCTCCGGGGGTTTTCCTTTAGGCGGCATCCTTGCCGGGATTAGGCCGGTTTTTTCCAGCGAGATCGAGCCGTTCCCAATCCTGGTCACCCACAGGCGGCTGCCGCAGGTGAAGCACTATGGGGATGTTTCGAAGCTCAAAGGATCCGAACTGGAGCCTGTGGACATCATAACATTTGGCTCGCCTTGCTTCCCGGCAGGGACGCTGGTGCTGACAGAAGAGGGATATGTTCCAATAGAGAAGATAGGAGTCGGAACAAAGGTTCTCACACATAAGGGCAGATGGAAGAAGGTTACTGCGTCAGGCGCAAAGCCTGGAGAGACCGTGATACTGAAAGGCAATCACTATGGCTTGGAGTGCACGCCAAACCATCCTATATATTCTTGCGGAGTAAAAAAATACTACCCATCTCTTGGAAACGGGAAAAGAGGAAACCAACTGATTCTGACAGATGAGAGGAACTGGATACCTGCAGGAGAAATGGAAGGTGGTTTTTGGGGAGTCCCCAATGCCGTAGAGGGTCTTCCGATTGCGTCACCAGTGTATTCAGGATCATGGAGGCAGAAGGCTATGCCGACGTTGTCTGAAGACTTCTTCTATTTTGTGGGACGCTGGCTCGGGGATGGGTGGGTATGTAATGGACAGAGAAGCAACAGGCCGGAAGGAGAAACTTACGGGAAGGTTTTCATCTGTGATTCCGAAGATAAGGAAGACGAACTGAAAAGCATAGTCGGGAAAATATCAGATAGATATTGCGTTGCGCATGACAGAGGTGTCGTGCGTTTTTCTTTTGTTTCCCAGGTGCTGAGCGGATGGCTTACGGATAACTTCGGTCGTTACGCAATCGGCAAAACCATGCCGGGATGGGTTTTCGGCATGCAGGAAGGATACAGGCAGGCATTGTTAAACGGTTTAATTGATTCTGACGGGTCCAAGGTAAAGGGCAAAGAGACAACATGGAGGATCAGCACGGTCAGCAAAAAGCTTGCCGAGAGCATCCGGCTTCTTGCGGAAGTGCAGGGGTATTCGACAACTGTCTATCTCTATAATGTCAGAAAAACCGGGGTAATAGAAGGACGGCTGGTCAACCAGAACGACTGCTATGAAGTAAAAATCACACGGAATGGGAAGCGGGTCCACCTTACCGACGACCTGCACGGATGGTATCGGGTGAGAAAAGTGATCCCGACACATCATACGAAGCTTGTGTACAACCTGACAGTAGAAGAGGATAACAGCTATATTGCAGACGGGATCACAGTGCACAATTGTCAGGATCTTTCCATAGCAGGCAAACGGGCCGGCATCCATGAAGGACAGAGGTCAAACCTGTTCTTCGAGGCGATCCGGATCATCAGGGAAATGAGGGAGGCGACAAATGGCAGATACCCAAGATACTGCGTGTGGGAAAACGTTACTGGGGCCCTCTCCTCCAATGGGGGAAGGGACTTCAAGGCCGTCCTCGAAGCCGTCATCGGCGTCAGGGAGGAAGGAGCCGAGGTGCCTCCGCCTGAGAATTACAGATGGCCTAAAGCGGACGTATACCTGGGAGACGGATGGAGCGTGGCTTACAGGACTCTCGACACTCAATACTGGTCCTGCCCCCAGCGCCGCGCAAGGATCTACCTTGTCGCAGATTTTGCTGGAGGAAGTGCCCCGGAAGTACTATTTGAGTCCGAAGGCGTGTCTGGGTATACTCCGCAGGGCTTCCGCGCGTGGGAAGGAGCTGCCGGAGGTGCTGAAAAAGGCGCTGGAGAGGCAGGCGGGCGGCCTGACGCTGGAAGTGGAGTAAGCGCAGGCGGTTCAGGAGGCGGATCCCGTGTGACCGAAGTGTGCGTGAACCCCCAGGGGAGCAGCGGGATCACCGTCACGGAGGGGCATGCGGGCACCCTGGTCGCGCAGGACCACGGCAACCACCCTGCCGTCCTGCATCCTGCGGCGGTTCCGCCCGACGCTTTGGCTGAAGGATCCGGTGAACAGGTACTCCAGGCAGCGGGCTTTTCCACGGAACACAGCGCGAAGGCGCGGAGCATCGGCTACGGGGAAGAAGTCTCCCCTACGCTGAGGGCGGGCGTAGTCCCGGCGGCAATGCTCTTTGACAACCATCCGCAGGACTGCCGCTATGACGGCCCCCTGGAGGACAGCCCCACGGTCACTGCACGCTACGGAACCGGCGGGAACACGCAGCCGCTTGTGGCAGAGCCGGAGCCTGTGACCCTTAAGATCCGTGGAGGCTGCCCCGGAGGAGGGAAAGGCCCGATCCGGCAGGTCAATAAATCTGCTACACTTGGCACCCACAATGACCAGACGCTGTTCCAGCCGGTGGCATTCGGCGTGTGCAGCAAGAGTTCCCACTCCATGCTTTCGGACAACCCGAAGGCAGGATTCTACGAGGCGGAGACGAGCCGGACCCTTGACCAGGGCGGAGGTAATCCCTGCTGCAACCAGGGGGGCATCTGCATCGTCGCGCCTGTGGAGCCTGTGGAACCGGCTGAATCCGCGGAACCTGCCTATTCGCTGCAGGGTTCCATGGTTGGGAGGAAGGAAAAGAACGGCCCGCAGGGAAGCGGCATCAACGAGGAAGTCGCGTTCACCCTCAATACCGCGGACCGGCACTGCGTGGCGGCACCCCTGGAGGATGCCAGCCATTACTCAACATCCAAGAATTCCTTCTTCATGCACCCCGCGAAGGAGCAGGCGAACACCCTTGTGGCGACGGACTACAAGGACCCGCCGATCCTGAACGACATGCCGAACGAGGAGCCCATGTACATCGTCCGCAGGCTCACCCCGGTCGAATGCGCGAGGCTCCAGGGCTTCCCGGACTGGTGGTGCGCGGGCCTTGCAGACCCGGATCCGTCGCCGGAGGAAATGGCGTTCTGGAAGGGAGTGTGGGACGCGTGGAACGCCATGAACGGGAAGAAGCCGAAGACGGAGAAGCAGCTCCGCAAATGGCTCGCCGATCCCCACACGGATGCCGCCGAGTACAAGTTATGGGGCAACGGGATTTCTTTGCCTATAGTTTATTTCGTGCTTTCAGGGATCGCCTGGGCAGCGGGAAAAGGTGCCGTCTGACCGTGCGGCGCTCCGGCTCCATCCGGCACAGGCTGTGACGATAGCGACGTTGTGGTTCAAAGACTGTGACTATCTGCCAGTCTGTGCTGGACTATTTTGTGCATTACGCAGAACATCCCGAACCTGCGCAGAATCCCACATTTTCCGCTTGATAATACGGTGGTTCAGAGTGATTAATACACTACCCAAAGACAAGCGCCTGCGGAAGGCCGGCACCGGGGATGGAAGGTTCCCGGCGGCACCGGGGATGTCCGGCAGGCAGCGCAGAAAGAAAGGAGACGAACATGCTGGAATTCAGAAAGAAAGTGGATGACAGGAAAGCCGTAAAGAAGCGGCTGGAGGAACTGACAGGGACAAAGGCGGTTTACACATACGTCCCGAGGTGCGCCTACCTGG